TCATGAGGGAATTCGCATCCCTCATCCCGAAGGACCCACCTAGGATGAACGTGTTTTAGAACATGAAGACGTCCAGGTAAAGTATCACGCAAGCTTGCGGGTTCTTTCGAATTCTAACCGCGTACTATTATAATACCATTCCAGAACATCGTATAGACTGAGTGCATTGACATCCTTTCTGTATCGGTATACTTCTGGGATATCCAGTTGGCTAGCCCCACTAGAAAGTAGTGAGGGTAAAAAAGGGAAAACCGTAGTGATCCCACTGGGTGAAAGTTCCAACGGAAGTTGGAACCACCTACTGCGTGCAGGTCTTTCCTGTAAGCAGCCTATGGAGAGTTTGGAGCAACGTAAAGTTGACTCTTTTCCCAACAAAGTGTTAAGGCCTTGGTTAGGCTTTAACGACCGCATACCCATGCCACCCAATTTTTGGGGTAGCGTGGGAAAGATAGCACTTCTCCACCTCCTACGCAGGAGGCTAAAGAACTTCGCAGAAATCTGCGAAACCAACTTAGGTCGGTATAACTCATTCAGAGCGGAAATAACACTCCGCGTAACTGAGAAGAGAACTGGTGTGTCTCTCAGGTTCCCATTACGGAACATGGCAGAAACTTTAACGACTACAGGTTTTACCCTGTAACCGTGCCAGTAATACTCGCCACAAAAAATGGCAGCAGTCATAGAAATGACTGTTTTGTCACGGTTGAGTTCTGGACCGAAATGCTTGAGATTTGAAATATAGTCTGCGGGGTCTCCTCGAAAGAAGAGATCGTCACCACACAGTGCGTACCTCACGATACCACTGCGCCTTACTATGTAATGATGTAGTAAGGTACCAAACTCAAAACAACCTTTGAGACCCATAAGGAGTTTGTTAGGGGTAATTATTTTACCATTTGGCAAACTCACCGGGAGATCAAACAGATAACTGCTTAATTCCGTCAAGTCTAAAGAACTAAGACCGAATTTACACGCTTCAGGTGAAATACTGTCGGTGAATGCAGTTAAGTCAGCTGAAACACAATACTCGTTTACTTTCTTGGACATTTCTCTCTGAACAAAGCGGTGACCAGCCGCTTGATTAGTAGAGTAATCTTCCTGGATTTGGACCAAAAAGGCCCGACATCTCGAGAAGAGTCCCGTGGAGTGAACAAATGGAGTGTTGTATGGCACAATAAGCCGAAGCTTACCGGCATATTCGGTAAGTACATGGACTTTACCATAGGGTGGTTGTTTAAAACCAATCTCCTTAGGGTCATCGATCCCATAGTAGGGTAAGGTTCCACTAATATGGAACCTGAACCACTCTGGGACCTCGATCGGTTGATCTTTCAATGCACTAGGCTTTGAAGAAAAACTGTTTAAGTCCATGAATTTAGGTTGTGCATCCAGATTCACATCTGTCTCTAGCAAAGTTGCAAGAGACAAGCCAGCCTCAAAGAAAGTTTTTTCTTTCTCGGGCGGGGGTTCTACCTTCTTAGGTCCATTCCAAAATTCAGACCAGATATCTGACCAAGTCATTTCGACTTCGCTTATAACTGGTTCGGGTCTTCGGAATATCCCCTTAAGGTTCGTGAATGGTTTTATCTTTGGCTCAGCATCGGAAGGAGTAACCCTCTTTTCGAAAGACGCTAGAGTCTTAGATATCTGGCGTACACTGGAAGTTCTTAGCATTTTTGAAAATGCGAGAACAGATATGAGTTTCCGCGCATAAAGCGCGTCAGACTTAGTTGGTTTCTTAATACAACTAAGCCGTTCTAACTCACCCCAGTACCACGCAAATAATTTCGGGTAAATCTTACCTGACTGTTGCTTGAAACCAGTAACGGGAAAACCCGTCCTGTCATTTCC